CTCGTGGAGTGAAGGGAATTGAGCTTAACAAAAACGATTACGTAGTTTGCGCGCAAGCTATCCCAGAGGATACAAAAGAAATTTTAACTATTAGTGAAAAAGGATATATTAAAAGAACATTATTTAAAGAGTTTAGTGTTACTAGTCGAGGAACAAAAGGAAGTAAAATTCAAAGACTCAATAATGATGACTATTTAATTTGTTTTAATACTTTAAATCATGAGACGCAAACTATTGTTGTTTCTTCAACCGCACAAATAAAAATTAATTTAAATGAAGTGAATTTACTTACAAAAGGTGCTTTAGGAACAAAGTCAATGAAACTCTCAGATTCTAAAGTTATAGGGCTTTTAGTATTCTAATTTAGTCAAGTAAAAATTTGACTTTAATTAAAAATTTTGATATAATAAATATAGAAAGTGAGAAACACTTTCTGAATTTTAAATTTACATAATTACAATTTATAAGGAGATTAAAAACATGATTGAAGCAAAGAAATTAACAGAAAAATCAATGGAAGTATTTGAGTATGCAAAGAGTGCAGGTGGAAGAGTTTCTCTTAAAGAACTTGCTAAGGCTCTAGGAAGAAATGAGCGTTCAATTGGCGCCAACCTCACTGACCTTAAGAAGAAGGGATTTGGTGAGAGAGAAAAGGTTGCTGTAGAGGGCGAAGAGGATGCTATGACTTATTTCGTTCTTAATGCAGACGGAATGGCTTGGACTCCATCAGCAGAGTAATAATAGCATAAATAATAGGAGGATGTTATTTTAATATCCTCCTTTCTATTATTATTCTTTTTAAAAGAAACAACTAATAAACATTTAAAGAGGTAAAAATATGTTATATCAAGCAGAAAATAAAGTAAAAATCGAAGGAATTTTATCAGAAATTAATATTGAGCCAACATCTTTTAAAAAGAATGGCATGGACCAAGAAGCTCTTAGGGGCAACATTCTTGTTAAAGTAAATCAGACTATTAATGGTCAAGAAAAGGAATTGGTTATTCCTGTAAATATGTTTGCACCAAAGGTTACTAACAAGGGTACACCTAACCCAGCTTATAACTCAATTCAGAAGATTAAAAATGAGTTTGTTTCAATTGCCGCAGCAGGTAATGAAGAAATGGCTGATAGAGTACGTATAACTGGCGCAGAGGTACGTATGAATGAATACTTTTCACAGGATGGAAGACTTATTTCTTTCCCAAGAATTCATGCATCCTTTGTTAATAAAATTAAGAAAGAAGAGTGCAGACCAGAAGCAAGTTTTGAACTTAGTTTTGCTGTAGCTAATATGGCAGAAGAAATGGATAGAAATGGTGACCCAACTGGTCGTTATCTCATAAAAACTATTGTTCCTCAGTATGGTGGAAAGGTAGATGTAATTCCATTGGTGGCTGAAAGTGAAAAAGTTATTAATGCTATCACAACTTATTGGGAAGTTGGTCGCACTTTTAAAGCACATGGAAAGTTAGACTTTAGTTCTACTACTGAAGTTACTCTTGAAGAGTCAGGTTTTGGTGACCCAATTGAGAAGATTCGCACTATTAATAGAAGTGACCTTGTAATTACTGGTGGTTCTCAAGAGTCAGCAGAAGGGGATGCTGCTTATGATAAGAGCGAACTTGACGCTGCTTTAGCAGAAAGAAAAGCAAGACTTGATGCTCAGAAAGATAAGGATATGAGTAAAGCTTCACAAAGAAAGGCACCAGCTAATACTACTGCAAATGGATTTGATGACCTCGGATTCTAGGAGGTAGCTTATGGCAATTGATATTTTCAACATACCCGAAAATGTAATCAGTAGAGATTTAAAGGGTCGTTTTTTATGTATTTATGGCGCAGAGAAGGTAGGTAAATCTACCTTCGGCGCTAAATTGCCAAGACCATTATTCTGTAACTTTGAAGTGGGTACAAACTACTTACCAGTAAAACCAGTTAATATTGATAAATGGAGTACTTTTAAGCAAGTATTACGTCAATTAGAGCGTCCAGAAGCACATGACTATTATGATACGGTTGTAATTGATACTGTATCAGAAGCATATTCTTCTTGTGAAAAATTCATTTGCGCTCAGAATGGAGTACAACGTATTGGTGATATACCTTATGGTCGTGGATATGCTGATACGAAACGTGAATTTGAGGATGCTCTACGTAAAATCACAATGTTAGGTTTTGGTTTATGTTGTATCTGCCATGCAGAGAAAAAGACAGTACCTGGACCTAACGAAACTACTATTGATACTATGCAGCCTGCTATGCCTACTCGCGCAGCGGATGTAGTAAATAGAATGGTAGATATTATTGCTTATATTGATGAAAGATTTGATGAAAAGGGCAACTCAATTAAGCATTTCATTACTAGACGTACTCCTTACGTTTTAGCTGGTTCTAGACTTCCTTACTTAGATGCAGTTATTCCATTTTCCTATGATGATTTAATAGAAGCTATTGGTAGAGCTATTGACCAACAAGAACAAATGGATGGAGCAAAGGTTGTAGACCATGCAGCCCCTGTTGTCAGAAAAGAACAACTTTCATTTAGTGAAGTTAGAGGGAGAGCGCAACAATTATGGACAACTCTTGTTGGTACTGGTGAAGATGCGAATCCAGAAACGGCAAATGTCATTTTAAAGAAAATTGAAATGATAATGTCAAGAAAGATGCGTTTAAGTGAATTTACTGAAGACCAAGTTGACTTACTACAATTAGTTGTAGAAGAAATGGAAGAAATGGTTAAT